TATCATCAACAGTTCAACATACAACAATAGGTCAGCTGCTTTCTTTCACATTGGCAACACCTATGTTAGTCACAAAAGGTGATTTGTTACAAATAAATTGGAGAACACCAACTTGGGGAACAAACCCAAGTTCTGTTAGACAATATTTAACCGCATTAATCGAATAAAAATATTTATCATGATTTTAGGAAAATACAAAATAGAAGATTACATCGTTACAATAAATGGTGTCGATGAAACCAGACAAAAGGTTACGTATTACAATATTGAAGGTGGGGAAGTTTCAGTTACTAGGTTTAACGGTAATTACGATGAGATAGATTCTAATTATTTAAGTTTTGATGGTGCACCTTTAAAAGTAACTAGGTGGCAATTTAGAACACAGTTGGCTTTCATGCCTTCTACAGACCCTAATTTTGATAACCTAAGAGATTTGGTTTCATATATGATAACTCAAATGAGTGGTAATGAAAAAGTAAAAGCAGAAGAGGCTTGGACTAGTGCTAACTATATTAGCAAATATTCACCGTTGGTTTTATCTATGGCGCAAGCTTTAGGTTTAAGTGGTTCAGATGTTGACCAGATTTTCATTGAAGCGTACAAGATAGAAATTTAATTTATCTCATCACCATAGATATCTTTTTTGGGTGTACATTTTTCTTTGATTAATTTTTCAACAAAAGAAAACATTTTCAAACCGTTACTTTCACAATATTTCTTTAAAAGCTCATGTGTTGCTGGTGTTATTTTTATGTTTTTATCCCTTTTCATTCATTGATTTTACTATAAGTATGACAAAAGTATGATAAAATTCATACTAAATTAAATATATCTTTTTAAATGCGACTACTTTTGAAAAAAACACAATATTTATAATAAAGAAAACCATAAAGTAAATAACATAAAACAAAAAAGAACATTATGTCAACAAAAGTATTCGTAAGTCCTGGGGTGTATACATCTGAAAAAGACTTAACATTTATAACACGTCAAGTAGGTGTTACAACACTAGGTTTAGTTGGTGAGACAACAATCGGTCCAGCTTTCCAACCTATTTTTGTAAGCAACTATGGAGAGTTTCAATCTTTCTTTGGTGGACAAAACGCTACAAAAATAAAAGATACTGGAGCACCTAAATATGAATTACCATATATTGCTAAATCATACTTATCACAATCTAACCAATTATTCGTTACCAGAGTATTAGGATTTTCTGGTTATGATGCTGGTTTATCTTGGGGTATCACGTTGGATGCAGCTATAGATTTATCTACAACTGCAACAACATCAACAACATCATATGACCCTTTGCTTACGTATACGGCTACATCAGCTAATACAAACGTAACTTTGGTTAGTGCTGACCCATTGCTTCAAGCACTTATCGATAATGGTGACCTAGATAGTACTTTAGCAAGTCTTTCTAATTTATCAGTTTCTGGTACTTTAGATATTATAGACGCTACTCAAAAAACTGGTACAGTATTTAGTGGTCTTAATACGACTTTAGTGGTTACCGCTAAAGGTACTACTGGTGCTGGTGCTTTCATTACTGGTACGACATCTGGTGTTAGTGTACATTTTTCTGGTACTGGTTATTCTGATGTTGAAAACCAATTAGTAGCGTTGTTACGTTCTAGAGGTGGTATCAATTTAGATACTCAATTACCAGCGTTTGAGGTTACTGGTGCAACTGGTGTTGTATTTGACCCTACGCAAACTGGCGCAACTGAAGATTCTTTAGGTGATTTTGCATTGACTGGTGTATCTACTATTCAAGGTGCGTTTAACTACGTTATGTCTTTAGATAGAACTAAGAAAAATTACTTACCAAGAGTTTTAGGTAGAACAGTATCTGATGGTAACACAGCTTTGTTCGCTGAAGAATTCTTTAACGTTATGTTTGAAAACTTAAACGATGCTAGCAAAATTAGAGGTATCAGACAATCGGTTGTTAATTATGGTCAACAATATAGTGATTATTTACAAGAATTCAAACCAGCTGTAACTCCTTACGTTGTATCTGAGTTACGTGGTACTAAATTATTAAGATTGTTTAGATTGTGGACTATCTCTGATGGTAACGCAGCTAACGAACAATTTAAAATTTCAATTAGAAACATTAAATTAGATACAAAAGAATTTGACGTGGTTGTTAGAGCTTATTTCGATACAGATGCTCAGCCAACAGTATTAGAAACATTCGCTAAATGTACGATGGACCCAACATCTAACAACTATGTTGCTAGAAGAATTGGTACGTTAGATGGTATATATCCTTCTAAATCTTCATATGTACTTATTGAAATGGATGATTCTTCTGATACATCAGATGCTTTCCCATCTGGTTTCATTGGATTCCCAGTTAGAAATTATCAATTAAATTCAAACGCTACGGTTGTTGAACCTAAATTGACTTATAAAACAGAATATGGTGCGTTTGAAAACAAACGTAAATATTACTTAGGTCTTTCTGAGACAGTAGGTATTGATTCAGACTTCTTTGATTACAAAGGTGTTCCTCAAACTACTACCCCAGATATGTGGACTGGTTTAACTAAAGGTTTCCACATGGATATCGATGCTACTGGTGCAACTATCGACAATGTATCAGTTGTTATTAACTCTTCTGGTGGTACTTATAACCCTACATTCTTGTTTGACACGGGTGACTGGCAATTTAGAACTGAGTCTGGTTTGCTTAATGGACCATACGAAAAAGTATACGCTCGTAAATTTACATTTGTACCTTACGGTGGTTATGATGGTTGGGATATCTACAGAACTAGAAGAACTAATTTAGATAGTTTCTTAATCAACGGTACTTTAGGTTCTAAAGGTTTATTGAGTGGTGCTTTCCAAAACAGAACACTTACAAATGGTGATAACGGTATCAATTCAGATTACTACGCATATTTGGAAGCTATCTGGACATTTAGAAATCCAGAAGCTGTAAACATTAACGTGTTTGCTACACCTGGTATTGATAACTTTGATAACAGTAACTTGATTGAAGCTACAATCGATATGGTTGAGCAAGATAGAGCTGACTCTTTATACATTATGACAACTCCAGATACTGATGGTGGTGGAGATGTGTTAGGTGTTGAGGACGTAACTGATTTCTTAGATGGTATGTACGATAGTAACTATTCTTGTACTTACTGGCCTTGGATTCAAGTTAATGATACTGAAAACAATGTCTATATCTTCATGCCGCCAACAAGAGACGTGGTAAGAAACATTGCATTGACAGATAACATTGCATTCCCATGGTTCGCAGTTGCTGGTATCCAAAGAGGTGATGTGGATGCGATTCAAGCTCGTAAAAAACTTACACTTTCAGAAAGAGATGTGTTATACGAAAACAGAATCAACCCAATCGCTACTTTCACAACTGATGGTATCAAAATCTGGGGTAACAAAACTCTTCAAGTTAAAGACTCTGCACTTAACAGAATCAACGTTAGAAGATTACTATTACAAGCAAGAAAACTTATTTCTGCTGTTGCTATCAGATTGTTATTTGAACAAAATGATAACGTGGTAAGAAATCAATTCTTAGCCCTTGTTAACCCAATCTTGGATAACATTAGAGCTCAAAGAGGTTTAACTGATTTCCGTGTGGTTCTATCAAACGACCCAGAAGAAATCGACAGAAACCAATTGACTGGTCAAATATTCTTGAAACCAACAAGAGCATTAGAGTTCATCCAATTAGAATTCGTGATTATGAACACTGGTGCGTCATTCGACAACATCTAATAAACGAATAAATATTAAGCAGAAAGGCCCTCATATGAGGGCTTTTTTGTTTATTGTAGATATTTATGATTAAAAGTATTATGAAAAAACTTAAAATAACCAAAGAACAATACGATAGATTAGTCCTTACCGAACAAAAGGTTAGAACTAACGTTTATGTTGACGGTATTTTGACTGAAGATATAAATAATAAAGCAGAACTTTTAGATGAAGGTTTAAAAGACATCCTTTTGGGTGTTTCCATGCTTATAGGTTTGAATTTAAGTGGTCAGAACAAAGACATTGGTGACAAAGCTTTGAATAATGCTAATATATTGAAACAAATAGAGGCAACGTTAGAAGATAAG